TCGCGCCAATAGATCGCGTTATAGGCCATAAAAACTCCTGAAAGTTGGCGCATTTTAACGCCATATATCAGATTCTAGTATGCCTTTTAGTTGGCGTTTCGTCAAATATCTCCTGAAGCGTCTGCTCGTGCCAAAACTTAGGCTTTGGAACTTCAGGCGCTTTGTATTCCTCACGCCAGGCTATTGCCATGTAACGGACTGAATCGGCTCCGTGGCTTGTCCAATCGTGTCTTGGTCTGTCTCGATAACGCTTTTTGTCGTCATCCCATTCCCGTTGGTATTGGCGCAAAGATTCCAACAAGCTGTATTCCTTGCACTTTTTGGCATCCATCCAAAGTTTTGGAAATAACGCTCTGACAGCTTGAATTCCATCTTGCAGCGATAAATCAGGCACGATTCTGACATTGGCAATCCCTAGTTGTTTTTGAGCCATCTCTTGAATTGACTTGCCGCCTGAAGCCAAGGTCTTAGCCCTAGCATCGTGCGGTAGCCAGTGTTTACCGTATCGGTAGCCCTTGGACTTGACCACGGCAATATAGTCATCCATCGCCAAGCCTGACCCTGCAAAGTGGTCAATGATGTGGACTTCACCACCAATAACCTGAAAGAACACTATTGAGGTGTCATCCGTGTAGCCCAAGTCCCAAGCGGTATGAACCAAAGCGTTTCGGTCATACGGAACGGCTGAAATCCTGCCTTCTTGCTCGGCAATCCTCATTTCCTTACCGTAGTACGCACCAAGAATAGCAGCCTCAAAACTGCACTCAAACTCTTGAAGATACTGGTCATCACTCATCATTGACTTAGCGTCACGGAGTTCTTCTTCTGGCAATAGTTTGGTTTCTGATGCTCTCAGAGTCGTAACGTGCCAATTGGGGTCATCTTGCGCTGAAGCATATAAGTCCCAAAAAGCATTTTTACCTTTAGGCGTACCAATAAATGTGGCCCAACCTTGGCGGTCAGCAAGCAACGGTCGAATAATCTCGCCCCAAACCCTAGGCTTCATGTCGGCATACTCATCTAAGACTATTCCGTCCAAGAACATACCGCGCAAGGCTTCAGCGTTATCAGCACCAAAAAGGCGAATCCGAGCGCCTGTTACCAATTGAACCCACAATTCCGATGCGTTTGCTTTAAGTCGGCAATTCTCAGTAAAGCGCAAAAGGTACAACCAAGCCACCGACTTGGCTTGCGTGAGAAACGGACAAATATACGCATATTGCCCATCTGTCTTGCCTTCGGTAAGAGCGCGAACAATTAGATCGTTGACGCAAGCAACGGTTTTCCCACAGCGCCTATGGGCCACAGCCACAGCCCAACGCTCTTTGCGGTTGTGAAATGGAATAAATTGCCTGCGTGGGCCATAGGCAATTGACAGTTTTACTTCGGTTGTTGCCATTCAACAACAAACTTAGTGACCATAGGTTGCTCTGGGTCGCCCGATACTTGGATGCTATCTTTCCAGCCCATCTGTGTTTTAGACCACCAAATAGCCGCAGTCGTATCCCCAGAGGTTGCCTTTTGAAACAGCGTTTGACCCACTTTAGCGTTGGCCTTTGCCTTTCCCTGCATCAATTCGCTTTTAAAGTGCTTTTTCAGCGTATCAGCGTCAATACCGTCTTCACCGATAAGAACAGCAATCTGCTCATGCGGTACGCCATAGCCTGCCATTGCCTCTACCTGCTTGCGTTCTTCAGGCGTTGGCTTGAATTTAATTCCTTGTGCCATTTTATAACTCCGAATCTGTGGTATTTGGTATTAGTTCAGCAGTCTTTCCTGTAAAGTCTTCCCAACGCTTTACGATCACATCGCAATACTTTGGGTCTAATTCCATCAGCCTGGCAACACGCCCGTTCTTTTCGGCTGCGATCAAAGTTGTGCCGCTTCCACCAAAAGAATCCAACACTATGTCGCCGCCCTTTGTGTTGTTGAGTAGCTGATACTCAAACAAGGCCACGGGCTTCATGGTTGGGTGTTCACCGTTGCGGGAAGGCTTCTCAAACTCCAAAATAGTCGTTTGTTTGCGATCAGTTGCCCATAGGTGGCCAGCGCCTTCCTTCCAACCATACAGACAAGGCTCATGCTTCCAATGGTAGTCTTGACGACCCATTACCATGCTGGACTTTTTCCAAATAAGACATTGGCGAACTTTCCAGCCTGCGTCTTGGGCTGCGCCACGGAAGTTATAGCCTTCTGAATCGGCATGCCAAATATAGAAAACAGCGCCAGCCTTCATTACGGAATCGGCGGCAACGTAAGCATCGCGTAAGAATTGACGGAACTGGTCATCGCCCATACTGTCATTTTGAATCGTCAGGCTATCTTTAGTTTTGCCCTCATAAGCAACGTTGTAAGGCGGGTCTGTAAGCCACATATCCACAGATTGACCGTCACAGAGGCGCTCTAAGTGTTCAATACTGGTGCTGTCTCCGCACATTAAGCGGTGTTTGCCCAATTTATAGATATCGCCAGGCTTAGTCTTTGGTTCTGGCGGTAGCGGTGGGGCTTCGTCTTCGTCTGTTAGGCCAGCGTTTAATTCAACGGGCGTTAAAGCCTCAATTTCGTCGAGGCTAAAACCTGTCAGCTCTAGATCAAAACCCAAATCTCCCAATTCACCCAACTCCAAGGCCAACAATTCGTTGTCCCAACCCGCATTTAGGGCTAGTTTGTTGTCGGCAATGACATAAGCGCGTTTTTGGGCTTCTGTCCAATCTTCGGCCACCATTACAGGGACAGTCTTTAATCCTAGCTTTCTAGCCGCCATTAAACGACCGTGGCCAGCAATGATGCTGCCTGTTTCGTCTACCAAGATAGGTGAAGTGAATCCCCACTCTTTGATGCTTGCGGCAATTTGTGCCACTTGCTCGGGGGAATGGGTGCGGCTGTTCTTTGCGTAAGGAATCAGCTTTTCAATGTCCCATTGCTGGACGTTATCCGATGGATTCTTCATATTTCCCTTTGAGGTTGCTCAAGTTAGGTTATTTTAGTCACAAATGAAGTTGGGCATGATTTGGTCTTCAACGAGGCAGGCAAGAAAGCCAGAAAATTGCCTGCGTCAACATCCTCAAATGCTGGCTTAACACCCAACACGGCTGGGGACTGATACCCGCTACCACGGTGCGCTTTGGTAGAAGCGCCTCTCTCAATCCCCATGCGTGTTAGTTGTTGGTGGCTGGTACTGATCTCCAGCTTAAGGGTTATAGGCCACGTTCCCGACCCCTTATGGCGTGACACATTGCGCATCAGTCTGCGCACTCACCAACACGGCTGAGGATTGTTTAGGGTAGCTACTCCCATGTTCTCATCGGGTTTAAGGACTTGTAGTTGGCTGGCTTGCAAGACACCAAACTTTCAGAGGCCCAATGACCGATTCTATGAACCAATCCTCATGCGTCTTAGTGCTTAACTTTATTTTAGTTCATCAGGCCACTTTCCGCTAGCTTTCAGTTTGCTTACAGTCTTAGCGTAAGCCATTTGCCAGAGCATCCGTCTTTGGTCTTTGGTTAGTCTTGCGCCTTGGTCTAACTCTTGGTGGCAGGTTTGGCAAAGTGCGGCGGTAAATTCGTCACTTGCTTTGATTCCCCTGCCTTTGCCGTGTTCAGCCCAATTTGAATGTGCGGCTTGGGTTTGACCCTCGATGTAGCAGTTTTGACAAGGCAGGCTTGCTACGTTCTGAAGATGCTTCTTGCTTCTGAAATAGTTAAATTTGGGAATCATCATAATCCGTCACCAATTTCTTGTGATGTTTTTGCTAATTCCCACAAAGCGCGTTCTTGCTTCATTCCTTGTTGCCTGCCTTTTTCAAAGATTATTTGAGCAAATTTCACCAAGTCATTGATTTCATTGCCTTCATCGTCAATCCAAATGCAAGCCATGAAAGCCATATCATTTGCTACATCAATTGCTTCTTGTCTTTTCATACGATTTCCACCACATCCTTGCCGTGGCTTTTAATGTAATTGGCGGTCTTGCGAATCATCTTCTCGTATTCTGACCTGGCAATGCTTGTGCGTTGAATCTCATGGTACTCCCAAACTTCTTTTATGGCTCTGATACCTTTGCCTGATAAGCCCATCTTTCCTGTTTTTTGGTAACGCTCTGCGGCTTCTAACAAGGCTTCTTGCGCTTCTTTGCAATGTGGCAGTATCTCAGGGCCAATGCCTGACTTTCCCATTGTTTCACCAATATTGAGGTAGTCGCAGACCCATCGCCAATCTTCCGTTGTTCCAACGCCTTTTGTTAAGGCATCAATGGCTGAAAGCTCACAAAGGCGCAGTTTGTTTAAAGATGCGTCATCAGAAATGGCTGCTCCTGCAAGTCCATGAGCTAGGCTGTTTAACAAAGGATAAACCTTACGTTTGCAACGTTTGCGGCTCATGCTTCACCTCTTTTTCTCATTGCATCACACGTTTTGCACAAACGCCAGCCTTGTTTTGTTTTCCATGTGTTTTCTGTCGTAAATTCATGCCCACGCTTGCAATGCGTAAGATTTGATTTGCCTATTGTGCAAACTCGTTTTTTAGTGGCGCAATCTTTCATGTTGTCTGTTCTATCGCCAAGAAAAAGATGCTTTGGATTAACGCAAATGCGGTTGTCGCATTGATGCAAAACCCACAAGCCATTTGGTATTTGTCCATTTGCCATTTGCCAAGAGTAGCGATGAGCGCCGTGGCATTTACGACCTTCATCAATTAGATGCGTGAAAAAAGCACCATATCCGTTTCCACGAATGGCGCTAGTCCATTCCCAACATCCATTTGGCGCTTCTTTGTTAACTTTTTCCCAAAATCTCTGGCTGATTGGCTTCATTGCACGTTGCGTTTTCATGTTTGCTCCAATTACATTGTTTGCACATTCTATCACGCTCTTTAGCTGCTACCAGTTTGGCAAAAACTTCCAAGATGTCCATGTTAGCTAAAGCATTTTCTTTGGGGCAACCAGACTTCATTGCCATAAACATAATTTCATCTTGTGTCATATCGTTTCCTTCAGTTCTACGCCATTCTTAGCACACCAGGCTAACAAAAACTCAACAAATTCGCTTGCCTGCTCTTTTGTAAAGTTTCTTGTCTGTATTCCAAGTTGAACCACTCCT